AACTGATAAAACTATATGGTGGAAAGAAATGTATGAAGACGGTAGTGATTATACATTCAGTAATTGTAAGCAATACAAAACTGAAGGTAGAAGTAGAATTAAACATATTTGGGGTATGTTTCCCAGTGAAGAAATTAGTATTAATCAAGGTTTATCTAGTAGTAATGACCTTACACCCAGCGAACCACACCATTATTGTCCATTTATTATGTGTAAATGTAAAGAAAACTTAGGGTGGTATAATTGTAAATGTTGTAAAAATACTATTAAGGAAAAAATTGCTAAAAATAGGTATAAGGAACAACAAAAGAAAAAATATCCAAGACCAAATAGAAACTAAATAAGCGAAGCAATAAAGACTAAATTTTTTTATTTACTAATAATATATAATGAGTGATAGAGAAAAACAGATTGAAAAATTAAAACGAAATATAGCATTTGCTCAAAATGAAATAAAAAAAGGAAAACAAAAAATGGTAGAAACTAGAAGTAGTGCTTTTGGTAAAGCAACTAAAACAGAAACTTTCCCACAAATGCTTAAAGGTTTTCAAAAAAAATTAAGAGAATTAGAAGGAGGAGGGGGGGCAGCAAGTGATAGTGGATATAGCACTAGTGGAGAAAAAAAAGTTAAAATAAAAAAAAAAAGAAAATTACCATCAATACCTACAACGACAACAGCGACAACAGCGACAACAGCGACAACACAATTACAACCAGCACCAGCAAGACAACCTCCACCACCTCAAAATACTGGTTCAGTTAATACGGCACAAAGTGGTGTTCGTAAATTATCGTCAATAACTCCAAAAGGAGGCGGCGGCGGCGGCGGTGGAGGACCACCTAATGGAGGCGGAGGCGGTGGCGGTGGCGGCGGTGGTGGAGGAGCACCAAGAGCACCAAGAAAAAAGAAAGAAACCCAAGCAGCGAGAAACCAAACAACAAAAAATAAGAATGTTATAAGTAAAAAACCAAAAACAAATAAAATGGCGAATGGAACTGTAATGAAGAGTTCTAAACCAGTAAAACAAAAAGCACAAGCAAAGCAGACTAAACCTAAAAAAGATATTACAAAAATAACACAACCAAAAGCAACCTCAAAACCAAGAGCAGCAAGTGGAACGGTTGCTAAGAAAGTAGGTGGAAACAAGGTAAAGTCGGTAGAACAAACAAGACCGCAAGTAAAAGGGCGAGTAAAGGGTGAAAATACAGCACCAAGAGGAAAAGGACCACGAGCAACATATTAAGGTTTGTGATTTTCTACTATATTAGTTATATCTTCTTGTAATCTTTTTATATCATTTCTTAACTTTTTATTTTCTCTTTCAATTTTTAATATATGATGTCTCATTACTTCTAATATAGCAAGTAGTTCTTCAAATAATTTTTTTACATTCATTTATATAATATAAACATAATATATAAATGCCTACTCCAACTAATAAAAATTTATACTCTAAAGCAAAAGCAAAATATTCCTCTATGAAGCATAGTGCTTATAAAAGTGCCCTAGTAGTTAAAGCATATAAAAAAATGGGTGGTGGTTATAGTGGAGCAAAACCAAAAAAAACTGGTATAACTCGTTGGATGAAAGAAGACTGGAGAACACAAGACGGTAAGAAAACATACGAAGGAAAAAAAGGTAAAATATTTAGACCTACAAAGAGAATTACAAAAGACACACCTACGACAATGAAGGAATTAACACCAGCACAAAAGAAAAAAGCAGTAGCAGAGAAAAAAGCAAAAGGTCGAGTTAAAAAATATAAAAAATAATATATAGTAAAACTATATGAGTGAGGAAGAAATATTTATTAAGGAATCCAAACCAAAGAAAAAACGACAACTTACTGAAAAACAACTAGAAGGATTAAAGAAAGGTAGAGAGAAAATGGCGGAAAAACGAAAACTAAAAAAAGAAATGGACAATAAAAGAAAAGAACTAGCAGCATTAGATAAAAAAGCAACTGTTGAAAGTAAGAATGAAAATAAAAAAACAAGAGAAATTAAAAAGAAAGTTATTGAAGAACAAACTTTTATACAAAAGAAGCAAAAAGCAGATAAAAGTTCTACTAAATTCAATAAATTAAGAACAGACGCAGTAAAACATTTAAAAAATAGTCAAGAAATGAATGAATTTGAAAAAATAATGAGTGGAGTAAGCAAAGATATGGAAAGAGACCCAGAACAACTTTATAAATATTTAAGGGAACACGGAGATAGACTTATTGGAACTACAAAAGAAAAATTACGACCTATTAAGGAAGAACCAGAAGAAATAAAACCTTCGATTAAATTAAGTATAGATGAGTTATAAATACGATAAAACGCAAGATTATGATATTAAAATGGAGGATGAACACGATGAAAAAAAAAAGAAAAAGAAAAAACCAAAGGAAGGATTAAAAGAAGATAGAGATTTAAAGGTATATCCTATTAAAATAGAAGACGATAAATTGAATGAAGGAGAGGATAAATACCCTTTAGTTTCTCCAGTCCATTTAATATTGGTTTGTGGTAGAGTAAAAAGTGGAAAATCACTTTTAATAAATAACTTATATTTGAGTGAAAGGTTTTATGCTGACGATTTTGAAACTAGAATTCTTATAAGTTCAACCGCACATAATGACGCTATTAATAAATATATGATAGATGAATTTGATTTTGTATTTGAAGAATTTAGTGAGGGTTTAATAGACCAAATTGTAGATTTAGTAAAAGCAGACGAAGGAAAAGGTAGGTGGTTAATATTACTTGACGATATTATAGGAGATGTAAATTTTAGTAGAGGTAGAGTGGATACTATAAGTAGTCTTGCTAGTAAGTTTAGACATATAGGAAATGGAGAAGTAGAAGGTAAATTGGCGGTATGTATTACTACACAGTATTTTAAGTATATATCAACTATTTTAAGAAACAACGCAACAGCATATTATATTATGGGCAGTTTTCCAGAAGCAGAAATGAAAAAGATAGGAGAAGCACTATCATTTTTTGGTGGTGGTGATAAAGAATTTTATGAAATTTTTAGAAGGTCAAGAAGGGAGGAATATGATTTTACTTTTTTAAGTGTCCAAGAATTGGAAGCAAGAAGAAATCACGATGAATTAATATGGAGTAAAAAAGAAGGGTGGGCAAAACCTTGGAAAGGTGAAATAATGGATAGTGAAGAAGAAGAAGAAGAAGATACAGAGGAACAACCACCAATACCCAATGGAGAAAACCAAAAAAAATAAAGCGAAGCAATATAAATAAATAAAATATAAATGAATAATATATGGCGGATTTTCAAAGTAGAATTAATCAATTTAGACAAGGACTAAACGACCAGCAAGACAATTATAATAAACTTGCTGCTAATATGTCTCAAATGGGGAGAAGTTTAGAGACAGATAAAGTTGCTCAACATATGGAATATGTAGAGAAAATAGGCGGTAGTTTAACTGGTGCTTTTGCTGGAGCACACGCAACAACAAAATTATATAAGAAAATTCAAAAAGCAAGAAACGCTAGAAATGCTAAAAATCAAAATCAAAAAGGTCCAGAAGATGACGGTAAAGGACCAAGTAAAGCAGCAAGTCAAGGAGAAAAGGCGGCATCTAGTAGTGAAGGACAAGCACAAGGAGAACAAGCAGATAGAACCGTTCAACAAACAGACGAAGTTAGACAAGAAGAAAACGACCCATTTAAAGACGCAACTGACCCTAGTGATAGAGGAGTAAGAGACACTACTGGACAAGACGCAAGAGGAGGAAAACCAGCAGAACTAGCAAAGGACTTAGACGACGAAGAACCAACAACAGAAGGAGCAGATTATGGAGCACAAGCAGCAAGTAGAGTTTTGAGTAGAGGAAATAAATTAGATATAGATGGCGAACCAGACTTATTCCAATCATTATTAGCACCAAAACCAGCAGCAGTAGGACCAAATGTAGTTAAAACTGAACAAGGAGGCAATGTAAATCCTAAAACAGATACACCTTCAAGACCTACTGCTACAGCAGACGCAGACCCACCAAAAGCAGATTTACCAGATGTTATGGGAAAAGAACCAACCGATGATGCTACTAGTAGTATATTCGACAGTGCTAAAAATTTTATAAATAAAAAAATTGTTGGAGCAGTTGGTGAGGATGTTGCTGGTGGTTTAGCAGAGGGTGTCCCTATATTAGGAGAAATGGTAGGTTTAGGAATGCTTATCCACGGAATTGTAAAAGCACATAGACACGAGGAAAATAGCGGAGGACCACAATTAACCGCACCAAATAAAGAAGCAACTGAACAGAGTGGTGGATATAGCACTGATATGTTAAAAGGTAGTGTAGGAGCACCTAGTATTGTATAGTATTTATAAAGTAATTTTTGTTTTTTTTTTCTTCTAATACAATATATTATGAATTTTAATTGTATTAGTCCAGAAGGTAATGGTTTTAATTATAATGTTAGATTTGATGAACCAGTAATCGTTCCAGAAAATGCTAGTGTTTCTTTGAATTGGGCACAGTTTGAAAGGGACAATTCAATAAGATTTACTGAAAACCAAACTATAACTATAAATGCTAAGAAGGTTTTACCATTTTATGATTTTCATAATAATGGAAATAATAGAATTTCTGTAGGTGGAAATGATATATGGAGAATTAATGGTGGGGATAGAGCAAGTGATTTAACAGTTGAAATTGTTGCTGGTAATTATACATTGGATTCCTTAATGACTGAGATAAATAAAAAGTTAGGTGAGAGTGGAATACCTAATGGTAGGTGTTTATTAAGGGATAATTTCCCAACACCAATAGCAACTAATAATAGTTTATGTTTATATGATTTTGATTTAATTATACCTCCTAAATCTGTGGATGCTTCTTCATTAGAAATGGGGTTTATGGTTCAAAATAATCATTTACCAGCAACATATCACGCTACACATAGAAAAGATGTTGATACTACTGGTGATATTGGACAAGTAGTAAATACTAGTGGAGCAACTGGAAGTTTTACTGGAACATTACCAGACGCTGGATGTTGGAATTCTTATGCTTTAGGTAAATCACCTTATCAACATACTGGTGGTCATTTTGATACTTATAATCAAGCAAGTGCGACATTTCAAGGTGCTTATCAATTAAATTCTTATATGGGAAATTTTGACGAATTAGAACATTTAAATACAATTCTTTTTACACCTAATAAAAACTTTGGAGACCAAGAAGGAGATATATTTGTTGGATTATATAGTGAATCTTATGCTGGTGTTAATGAAAATGGAGTAGGAGCAAGTCATTTAGGAGGTCAAAATGATGTTCAAAGAACTAATGGTGCTTTAATTATAACTAAAAAGAATGGAGGAGGAACACCACCAATACCTATGGCGTATTGTGGTTTTAGATTAATGGGTAGTGTTGCTTCTTTACAACACGCAACTCCTTCATCACCAACATATATACAATTTATTAGTGCTCATAATGGAGACGGAACACTTAATGATAATCTAACACACGCTGTAGTTGATTTTGAAATGCCTTTAAGCAGTATGTTAAGAAATGACGAAGCATATTCAATAGGTATTCAAACTTATTTCGATAGAGGAGCAAAATTTTCATATTTACACGGCACACATAGAGGGGATTTACATATTAGATATTTCTTAATGAGGCAAAATGGGTCAAAAAGTGTAATATATGATACAGACACAAAATTCCCTCATTTTAGTGTTGTAGATGGAGGAGTTCAAAATTTTGGTTTTACACAAGGTTTTATGAATACCTTTCAAAGCGACGCAATGAAAGCAGCAAATACTGCTGGAACTTTAAACTTAGCACAAGCAATGGCGAGTGGTTTTCCATTTAATCCTATAGTTTGTATGACTAAAGACGGTGAAGGTGGTAAATTAGATTATACACAAATTTCATTAGAAGCAGATGGTATAGCAACACACGGAAATAAAACAAATACCCATTTGTTAGATTATAGTATGACTTTAAGTAAAGAACTAGCAAATTTAGTAGTTAATACAAATACTCCATTTGAACTAGCAGAAAAGAGTGCCTCATATCTTGATTATGGTGGTGCTGTTTTATATATGACTAATTTATATGGTTCATTTAGTCAAATACAAAGTAAGAATAGTGAATTTTTCTACTTATACAATTTAATTAACTCACCAGCAGCAAAAGATAAGTATAGTATTATATTAAATAATTTACCTATTAAAGGATATAAAAATACAAATGATAAAAATAGAAGTGGTTATAGAAAACCTATATTAGCGTCAATTCCAGCACCTTATAATGAAAAATATTTAGAAAATAATGGTGATATTGTTGGTTCTTATCAAGCAAGTTTAGGTATAATTAACGCATTAAGTAATCAAGCAATAACAACTAATAACTTTGATATATTGATATTAGATATGGAAACTGATAAACCAGCAGAACAATTAACTAAATCTATTATTAATTTTACAATACAAGCAGAATAAAAAAACATTTTAAAAAAAAAATCTTATAGTAATATATAAAATATGCCGATTATTAAGAAACCTTTTAGTTTAGCACCCTTAAATGATAATCCAGCAGTTCTTACAGAAAATACACTTCCAAATATGAAAGTTTCTGGTGGATTTTCAAGTAAAGGAGGATTTCCAACTATTAAATTCTCAATACCACCACAACCAGCAATGTTAGAAATGACTTCTTTAAAATTGGTTGGTCAAATACTTATTAAAGGAGCAGATAATAATGTTGTTATTGCTGATAATACTGGTGCTAATTATGCTAATGGAGCAGATGTATATGGTGCTGGGAATTGGAATGGTGGAGCAATTCAAAATAATGGTGCTACTATGTTAAAGCAAACTGGTATTAATCTTCCAAATTGGGGAGGTGTTAAGAATGTTATAGATAAAGTAGTTGTTCAAAGTAAAAAATCATTAATAGAATTAACACAAGTCAATAACTATGGACAATACACTGCTTTAACAGAAGCGTATTCACATAATACTGATGATTATCTTATTGAACCATTAACTAAGTCATTAAGTGGAGGAACAAACGCCGCACGACTTAATAGGCGAATGTTGGCGTGTGCTACTATTGGAGACAATCAAGCACACTCTATTAAAACTGCTAATGATAGAATGATTGGACAGTTTTTTAGTATTCCTATTCAAGTTGATTTAATGAACCAAGAAACTCTATTTTTAGATGATGATTATCTTGGAGGATTACTTATTACATTACATTTAGCAAGTGATGGAGCAGTTTTTCATAATAGGTTTTCTCGTGTAGGAGCAACTAATAGTGCTGCTCTTGATTTTAGTGCTTTATCTTATGTTCTTAAAAACATAAGGTTAGAAGGTAAATATGTAGTTCCAGACGAGCAAGATATGGCGAATATTCCACCAGTAATGAGTTTAGACAGTAGGTTAAATCTTATTAATGATATTCACTCTTCTATTAATGCTAATGCTTATACACCACAATTACAGAGTGTTAAATCAGTATCTAGTGTTTTCTTAGACAGCGACCAAACTAATACTTTTAAGAAAAACCAAAATAACTTTAGACCCCCAGTAGGTCTTGCTTCATATCAACAAGCAAGAAATGGTTTAAGGTTTCCATATAACTATGAAACCTTTTCAAAACCTAACCAAGATAATCAAGTTGCTGGTGCTAGTGAGAAAACATTACAATTCCCAGCACTTGCTTATGGTGATGCCGAAGTAAGGATTCAATTTGAGAATTCATTACTTAATGGTAATAGACCTTATCATAGTGTTGCTGGTATAGGTTTAACTAACTCTGCTATTAAACAAGATATAGACGACGCAGCATTAGGTGCTGGTGATATTAAGAATGATAATTGTGCTGCTGATGTATTTGGTGTAGGTGCTGATTATACATTAGGATTAGGTCTTACACAGAATTTTGTAAATCAAGACTATAACCTTACATTAAAATCAAGAGTAAATACTGGCGACGCTAATGTAAGTGCTATAAGAAATGGTGCTGGTGTATCTAATCCACTCTTACAGCAATCATTCCTTAGGTATAACTCACAGTTTGATACTCAGTCCTTGGTTAAGATTATCTAAAAACCAATTTTTTTTCCAACTCCAACACTTTTTGCTTTGCTTATACTTTTTTTCT